GCCATTTTATGTGAAGTATCCACACCATCATAGTTTGTCATGCGAGTCTGCCCTCGAAGTTTGGATTCACATGGCAAACCCTGAATAGTGGGTTTAGAGAAACCTAGCATCTTAAAAATATTTGAAGCTTGAGCTGAAATCCATGCCGGTCGTGTAAACACATTTCCCAAAACAGAAATCTTTGACATAGTGTTTAGGCCTTCTGAAATTTGACCAATCCCAGCACTAACGGTGCCATTTTCTTTAAGTTCTTTTATCTCGGTAGCCACTTGTGCAAAGATTTTGTCGGGACTCTTCTGGAAAGATTTAGTTTTCCAAGTTTCACATAAGTCTGCCTCACTAAAATTGCCCTCAATCATCTTCTGTCCGAGGTTAGCAAAATTAGGAGCACTACCAGTGAAAACGTTAGCTCCAGTAGGATACTGAACGTCAACATCCTCCAAATGAGCCCAGACTGTGTATTCTACAGATCCTGTACCAGAAATTTGATCCATTAATTGACTATACACAACTAAATATATTGCACCAAAAGAACCCTGTCCAGTAATAAGGTTATAATAAACGTGAGGAGAAACATAAGGTATGCGCATTTCAACTTCGGTACCTACACTTAAATCTAAGTCTGTGCGTGGACAACCCGAACGACCTTGAAGTGTAGAATTGACAAGAGAAACTCGATTCGGCATGTATTGAGCATAAGGATAATATTGTAGCATCAATCTACCTTGCTGGAACGGTTGGGAATTTACCTGCACCTTAACAACAAGTGTAGCTCTTAAGCCAACAAAACCCCGCAGTTTCTCTTGATACATAGCATTTGAAATTAGGACTTCGGGGAAATTAGCAGTATATAGTTGGGAACCAGCAGTAGATGAGGTTCCAGTAGAATTCCATAAGCCAGTCTGTATAATAATAGGTCGAGAAAGGAAATCTTTAATAGTATGAATTCTCTCCTCACGTGTGGTCATAGACAAATAATCTGTTGAAAGGTTAACGATATCAGGCACCGCAGTGGTACTAGGGGTAACTCCTTCACTAGAAAAGTGTACAATCTCCTTTTGCTCGGAAGTAATCTTCCGATCTTCATCTTCAACATTGTTATTGTTTGTTTGAAAGTTAGCAGGTCTATTGCTTAATTCTATCGTCAACCTAAACATATAGAAAGCAGAGAGGGTACCCTGGATAATACAGGAACGCTGCCGGGCATCCTGGGTAAGTAAGACTAAATAGCCCACCCGTATTCTAAGATAGCAATATGTTGTTTTTATTAACCTCTCGCATTTGTATAACAACACAAGATCACATCTTAGTCAAAAGTCATACATAGGATCTGCAAGGTGCTTAACATCATGCAAATAATCCTCGTATGGAAGAATTAAAGGATTTTCGGGTAAATCCCCAGGCACCTTCAAACCTGTGATTGCCTTACGCAACTTATCATATTCTTCGCGTCCGTGAAGAACGATCTCTCGAAAAGCCGTTTCAATATTTGTCATCAATATGACATTTGGGTCAGCACACTTCCGGGTCCAGTTCAACATTTCGTAAATCACTTCGATCTTAAGTGGAGCAACAGTGCGCATCAATTCTGGGCAAAATCTGAATTTCCGTTTAAGAAAGAAAATATCTTCTAATTTCCGGGTTTTGACAATCTCACCAGTTTTAGCTTCGTCTGTGTACTCATGTTTCATTTCAGCCATGAC